CCCACACACTACGTGACCCTAGAGTAGCACACCGAATTTGCACGGGCAGAAGTCTGCTATTTCGGTATCGAACACGATCCCAAGGTGACTGCTCTCATATCGGAACAGGCAGGATGTCTTCTGTCTTTGAAGAGTATGATCGGTTCCTGGAGAACCAGACCCATCCCACCTCGAAGGCGTCACCAGCCGAGAGTGGCGGAACGCTCAGGGTTGAAATCCCTGTTATGGTCCTCAACTCTGAGGATGCAGAACTGCGCTGGAAGTTCACGTGCTTCGTGGCACGGCTTGCGGTCAGTGAATCAGCCAATCGCCCCTTGCGGCAGGGGGCACTCATATCCCTGTTGTGTGCGCATGCTCAGGTTATGAGGACCCATGTCGCCCTGGCGGGCCAGTCCTCAGAAGCCACGATCACAATATTGGAGATAGATGACTTTGACGACAAGATGCCTGTGTTTAATGCCAGGAGCGGGGTATCTGAGGAGAGGGCGGCAAGACTTGCGCTGATTGCTGATGATCTACCAAGAGCATGTTCTAACAAGACTATCTTCCAAAATGCAGCTACGGAGGATGATGTCCCTGAAGACATAACCGACACCCTTGACCGGATCTTCAGCATCCAGGGCCAGATCTGGGTCACCGTGGCAAAGGCCATGACTGCGCTGGAGACAGCAGAGGAGTCAGAGATTAGGCGCCTGAACAAATACATGCAGCAGGGGCGGATACAGAAGAAGTGCCTAGTATATCCAACATTCAGGAACCTGGTGCAGGTGACCATCCGGAATAGTCTGGTGGTCAGAACCTTCATGGTGAGTGAAATAAAACGAGCCCAGAATTCTCCCGGTGGTCGGTCTGCCTACTACAACTTTGTGGGGGATGTTGCAGCATACATTAGAAACGCCGGGTTGACTGCCTTCTTACTCACCCTGAGGTTCGGGATACAGACCAAACTACCTGCGTTAGCCCTCAGCAGCCTATCAGGGGATATCCAGAAGATGAAGCAACTCATGAAACTGTATAGAGAGAAGGGAGAGAATGCTCCATTCATGACATTGCTTGGGGACTCCGACCAGATGAATTTTGCCCCTGCAGAATATCCTCTGCTATACTCATATGCTATGGGGGTGGCATCTGTCCTTGAGTCTAGCACAGGCCGGTATCAATTTGCCCGGGATTTCATGAACACCACCTTCTGGAGGATCGGGGTTGAGAGTGCACAATCCCTGGCAGGGAGTGTTGATGAGAGCATGGCAGAGGAGCTCCGGCTTGGGAGGCAGTCACGAGCAGCCCTCACTGACCTGATTACAAAAGCCGCAGGGTCATCAAAGGACTATACCCAAGGGGCACCCCCACCGAGTGTAATGACTGGGATGACAGCTGCCTCAGGAAGCATGGGCCCCTCATCAGCAGGGTCCCGTCCTGGTCGAGTGTCAGGAGGTACATCCGTTCCCCAGGGCTTCAGCACACCAGAGGAATATCAGGCATACTTGGATAATGAAGCCTCATATAAGGAGCAGGGAGCCTCAACCGTGAGGAGCAAGCCAGATACCCCTGGGGCAGGGATGGACAGCAGTGACGGCGATGCTGGAGATTGGGGGCTGTAGGCTCCATGTACTGCGGCCGGGCCTCCTGATTCGTATGCAGACCATGCACACCACTCCCCACATGAGCCTGCTCAATCTAGCCACACAAACAACTCCAATATCACTATTAAGAAAAAAGCTACGGGCAGAAGGCCTCAATCCACAGGACCCTCGGCTCTCCAATCCAAACACAACCACCCTGCCCAATGGCATCCTTCACCGATGAGGAAATCAATGAGCTCTTTGATGCTAGCGACATAATCATTGACTCCATTATAACACCGACTCCCAATGTCCCATCCACAGTAGGGAAGAGTGCCATCCCAAAAGGCAACACAAGAGTAAAGACTGATGCCTGGGAAGCCTACCAGGCCCAGAAAGATGAGGGCACACCCACCCCGACCAAGACCACCAGCCCATCAGGCACCCCTGGAGGTGCTGCCCCCGCAAGCCAAGACACCACCAGTGGCTCCATCCAGACCACCAGCTCGTCACAGAATGTGACAGAGGGACCCTCCACCGGCTTCCTAGCCTCGATTGACAAGATGGCGGGGAAGAATTATGATACCCACCTTAAAAAAGGGTCAGATACCCTGAGCCCGAACAACGGCCTACCCTCCGGTACCCCCAAACCCCAAGGACCACTCACCCAGCCTCTAGGACAGGGTTCAAACCTGGACATCGCAGGGAGCACTCAATCTCATGGCAGGATGGGCGAATTGCATCTGTCTCCTGGTGTAACCCCAGGTGTTCCCCTGTCACCCCAATGCCAGCCCTCCATGAGTGTAGCTGCGGGGCATGCCCAAGTATCTGCCGACTATGCCTCCGAGATGAGGCAGGTACTGGATGCCATAATGAGCAGACTGAGTAGAATGGAGCAGGCCGTAGACAGCATCCATAAAGGGATTGCTGTGATACCTAACATCCGGAATGATGTGCAGCTTATCAAAACAACTGTGGCAACTATGGAAGGCACCCTGAGCATGATCAAACTGATGGACCCAGGGAATGCAACGATCTCTTCCCTCAATGACTTGCGGAAGTCAGCAGTTAGCACGCCAGTGGTGATAAGCGGCCCTGGCGATCCCGCTCCATATCTACATGAGTCACAGTACATGGGCCTAGACAAATTGGCACGGCCGGTGGATGACCTCCGCAAATTGACCACGAAGAGTGAGCCGCAAGGCAAGGATTTTGTGACTGAGAAGGAAACGATAGCCTCAATGATTAGGGCAAAGCCCCTCCAAGATGCAACAAGCAAGAGGCTCCTGTCACGCCTAGACCAATGCACCACCATGGAGGAGCTCAAGAAGCTGAAACGTGGTGTCCTTAATAACTGAGTGCCCACGCATGCCGGGATATCCAGGTACCGCCACCCACCCCCGCCCCAACCCAACAAGTCCTCACATGTGATCCTGTCTCTATGGTGTCTAGTGTATTAATAAAAAACTGCTACGGGCAGAAGCCTGCACATCAACACAGCCCACAGAACCCCTGCCACACCCAATCATGGAGTCCCACACTATTAACCTCTATGTGGATGCCGATTCTCCTGAGGCATCCCTCCTAACTTTCCCCTTGGTTTTCACCAGCGATGACAAAGGCAAGAAGACTCTGACACCCCAATTCCGCATCCAGTTTGTGGACTCGGACCGTGAGAGTGAACGTGATACGGTATTCATCACAACTTATGGCTTCATACAAGGCCTCGAACTCAAGGCTGATGAGAGCCAAGCTGTGGAGATCAACCATGACAGGACAGTTTTAACTTCTTGTATGCTGCCGATCGGGAGTGTGGCTAAGCAGCACAACCTGCAACAGATTGCCCAGGCCTGCTTAGACCTCAAGATAACCTGCAAGAAAACTGCAAATAATCAAGAGCGGATTGTTTTTACTGTTGTGCACGCCCCGCAGCTACTGTCTTCTTGTTCAGTCGTTAAGAACGGGGTTACATCATGTGCCGCGGCCATCAATGTCAAGTCGCCGGAGAAGATTAGCAGTAACCAAGATCTGGATTACAAAATTGTTTTTGTGTCCTTGACCATCATCCCAAAGAATACTGTCTACAAGGTTCCAAGCCTGGCTCTGAAGGCCACCAGCAACCATGCTTATAGTGTGAATTTAAGCGCTATGATTAAGATTGACATCCCTGAGACACACCCGTTGGCAAAAACCCTAACAAGGAAGGCCGACGGATTCTATGCCAATGTCTGGATTCATTTTGGGCTTATTTCGGCTGTCGATAAGTCCGGTAAAAGAATGCCAATTGAGAAGGTGGCAGAGAAAGTCAGGAGATTGGAAATCAGACTCAGCCTAGTGGACTTATTCGGTCCAACCATTATCTTTGCATGCAAGGGGATCATGACAAAGACATTCAAGACATTCTTCTCTCGTAAGGGGACAGCTGCATATCCCCTAGGCCGAGCGGCTCCCGGGCTCGGGAAGCTCCTGTGGTCCCAAAGTGCCAGCATTCAGAGTGCCTCGATTGTGCTGCAGGGGGGAACATTGGAGCAGATCTCCGGATTTAGCGACTATGCAGTGGACAACACAAAGATTACAAAGGAAGCCAAGAACTCAAAATACAATCCTTTCAAAAAATGATAGCTGTCAAGTTGAACATTCCAGACTCACGCCTGAATCACTGAGAATCCATTGATTAACACACCACTGAATCACTGGCACCTGCACCATCACATCCCCCAATCAACAGTCCCATCTTAAACGTTTGAATGCTACTCATTACAAAAAACCCACGGGCAGAAGCCGACTGCATTGCTTGCCGGATCCCCCACAACCCCCCTCCTTCATCAGAAATTCAAGCCAGGGTGGCTGTGGCGCCATGAGAGCCTGTGCCCTGTTTTCTGTCTGGGCCAGTGTAGGGATACTCACCTGGGGTCAGCTGGACAACACCAAGACTATTGACGCTGGCTTTGTGGTCCAAGGGGAGCGGGAGGTCAGTCTGTACTCGCAGTCTCTGTCAGGCACGGTGGTTGTGAAACTAGTCCCCAACCTGCCGAATGATCTCAAAGACTGCCATAAGGCTATTCTACAGTCATATAACAAGACACTGACCGACATCCTCACACCTCTCGGTGAGAGTATCAAGTATATTAGGGGGAATGCCTCTTACACATTGGGTAGGGGCCAGGCAAGAATTGTAGGGGCAATTCTGGGAGGAGTAGCTCTTGGTGTGGCAACCTCCGCCCAGATAACTGCTGCGATGGCACTTGTGCAGACCGAGCAGAATGCCAAAAATATCCTTAAGCTGAAGAAATCCATTGCGGAAACTAACAATGCAGTGCAGGAAATCATTAATGGCCAACAGCAGCTAGGGATAGCAATCGGGAAGATCCAGGATTATGTAAACAATGTCCTTAATGACACCACCCAAAAGATTGATTGTGTCACCTCAGCGAATCGGCTAGGGGTAGAGCTTAGTCTTTACCTTACTCAAATCACTACAGCATTCGGGAACCAAATCAGAAATCCTGCCCTGTCAGATCTTAGTATCCAGGCATTGTACAACCTAGCAGGTGGTAATCTTGATTCGTTCATCAGAAAAATAGGGGGGGATGTATCAAATTTACAGTCGGTCCTTGCCAGTGGGCTAATCAAGGGTCAGCCAATAGGTTATGATAGTGAAACACAGCTGCTGCTTATAACTGTCCGCATCCCCAGCATCAGCAAGATAAAGAACATGAGAATGGCGAGCTTAGTCCCAATCTCAGTCACTACCCCCAAAGGTCCCGGAATGGTGATCATCCCCCGCTACGTGGTTAAGCTGGCCTCTGCCATTGAAGAAATCTTCATTGACGACTGTATCACCACTGAGACAGACCTTTACTGTAGCCGGCTAGTAACATCTCCATTGTCCTCGGCCATGCAGAACTGCATCGGGGGGGTTGTCCAGGACTGCATGTACACCACAGCGAATGCAGTACTCTCTACCCCCTTTGCGTCAATCCAGGGCTCTATTGTAGCAAATTGCGAGCAGGTGACATGTAGGTGCCGTGATCCTCCGGCCATCATTTCCCAGACATACGGGAAGCCGCTGACAATCATTACTCAACACCAGTGTAGTGTGATTGAGATAGACGGAATTGCAGTTAAACTCAAGGGGGATTTCCAATCACAGTATGGGGGAAACCTCAGTATAGTGCGAGACCAGGTTGCTATTACGGGTCCATTGGATGTAAACGCAGAGCTATCTAAGGTGAATGCATCCATCAGCAACGCACAGACTGCCCTTGACCGTAGCAATGCCATCCTCAATGGCGTGAACGTGTCCCTGATCCGGAAGGATTCTATGGTTGGCATCATCGTTGGCCTTGTCATAGCTATAATCCTGGCTCTCCTCTCTTGCGGCCTGGCGGTGTACAGCTGCCTTAGAGGAGTGAAACAAGAGAAATACATAAAGTACCTGTTATCCAAACCAAATACCAAGATGTGAGTTTGTCCCCAGTAGCCTATTAGAGCCCTGATGCAAGCTACGTCCGACCCTGCAGGCATCATTAAGAAAAAATGTACGGGCAGAAGTCTGCCATAACACCTCAAGAGCTATCTTGAAAGGCCGGCACAGGCACCCACGTTGAGACAGTCCCATCATGCTCAGCCAAAGTACAGACCAGCTGTATCGGCAGGATCCGGGGCCACCTGGGAGGCGAACATGGAGAATGATTTTTAGGCTCACATGCCTGGCCATGTTGGTCACGATTCTGAGTCTGAACGCAGTGCTAGTTGTCAGGACATCAGGAGGATACGACTTCTCCACTCTAGAGACAGGGCTGGTTGGCATAGGGAGTACCATCACCAGCCAAGACAAGACATTGAAGGGGATTGACGAGGGTGTAGGTAAAATCTACAAGCAAACTGTCCTAGACACGCCATTGGCACTCAATTCGTTTGAGACTAACGTCATGCAAGGTCTCAGCTCAATCTCGTACCAGATCCACATTGCGCAGAATGGATCCAACTGTGACACTCCAATACATGATACGGCCTTCAGCGGGGGCATCAACACTCAGCTGTATGTCGGCCAGGGCCTTACCAACACAGATTTTTCCCTATCAAAATTCCTCGAGCACGTCAACTTTATCCCCGCCCCGACTACCGGCAGAGGATGCACCAGAATCCCATCATTCCACATCGGACCCACCCACTGGTGCTATACGCATAATGTGATCCTCAACGGATGTGCCGATCATAGCACCTCACATCAGTACCTAGCAATGGGTACCATAAGGCTATCCCAGAGCCGGCATGTTTACTTCTCCACAATACGCAGTGTTAACCTAGAAGATGGAGTCAATAGGAAATCATGCAGCATAGTTGCCACCAAGTTTGGTTGTGATATGCTCTGCTCAGTGGTATCTGAACGCGAGAGTGCTGATTATAACTCTCCTGACCCAACGCCAATGGTACATGGTAGACTGGATTTCGGGGGAGTGTATAAGGAGGAGTACCTGCCTGTGAACCAGCTCTTCCAGGACTGGGCTGCTAACTATCCAGGGGTAGGAAGCGGGGAGATCTACAACGGTAGGATCTACTTCCCAGTGTATGGAGGAGTAAAGCAAGACAGCCCTACATATCGGCGGAATCAGGACCGGTACGCAATATACGGCAGATACAATAATACATGCCCTGATCCCCTTGAGACCCAGGTGCGAAATGCTAAAGCTTCCTACACCCCAGCCATATTTGGCCGCAGAATGGTACAGCAGGCAGTCATTTCCCTAGACCTTGATCTACCCTTGGGGAAGAATGCACTTCTTAGTGTTGCCGATAACAACATCACGCTGATGGGAGCTGAAAGTAGGATCATTAACATCAAGGGGAAGCTGTACCTGTATCAGCGCGGTACATCATGGTACCCGGTCTGCACCATGTATCCCCTTGCAATCACAAACGGCACAGTTAAGTTCTCAACCCCTCACACCTTTGATACCTTCACCCGACCAGGGGTCAACCCCTGCAGTGCAGCCTCTAGGTGTCCTAACAGTTGTGTCACTGGAGTCTACACTGATGGCTTCCCTTTGGTATTTGACAATTCTGGAAATGTCCTAGCAGTGTATGGCATGTACTTGTCTGATAAGACCCAGCGGCTAGGGCCCAAAGCTGGTATCTTCTTCCGCCACTCCATGACCAATGTCACTAATGTGTCAACCCCACCCCACAAAGCTGCTTATACCACCAGCACTTGCTTTCAAGATGTCAATAGCAGGAGGACTTACTGTATTTCGATCGCGGAGATTGGGAACTCGATATTCGGTGAGTTCAGGATAGTGCCCCTGCTTGTTGAGGTTAATTTCAATAAGCGGTCAGACAAGGCGAGTAGCTTCACCCTGAATACCACGCTGCCCATGGATTAGGTTGGCCAGTCAGGGAGCCATGTCCTCCGTGGGGAAGGGAACAATCCCGGTTAGGCGACCCCCACTCATGATTGAGTATCTCACCCACAGGCCAAGCCACATAGGATCAGACTGTGCAAGGCTCAAAATCTTCCCCATCTAACCAGGCGGGGCATAAGAGAATGGGAGCATTAAGAAAAAACTACGGGCAGAAGCTCGGATTACGCCGAGATATGTCCACCAAGACCCAGATCTTACTCCCAGACTCCCATCTATCCTCTCCACTTATCCTTCACAAACTCCTCTATTATTGGAGATTATCAGGGCTGCCTCTCCCGCTGGAGCATGAGCATGATGACCTCATTGCAACTCGGAATTGGTACAAGATTGCCAGCAGCAATGAGGATACCATTCAAAGATGTATTGCCACGGGAAAACTTGCACACCAGTACCTTAATCACCATAAACCCATCATACCAATCTGCCACCCTCGCACCCTTCCTTGGCTAACACACCTGCAATCAACTGATGTCCGTAAGAAATTCTTCCGAATTGCTGACTTGATTCGGACTGCAGTCCAGCGGAACAAGGGTAAATTCATAGAGTTAACACTGCAAGTGCAAGAGCGGCTGGGTCGGAGACGGGCACATGAGCACCATTCTACACATTCAAACCTGACTGCACAGACCAGTCAGGAATTCAATAGCCTGTGCAAACAGCCTGACATCTGGTTTACAGGCCTATGGTCTGAGGCTAAGATGATATGGTTGCAAATCAAACAAATGAACCGGTTCATGGTGTTGAGTGCCAGGAGTGGTACCTTGCGCCATAACTGCGTGACCCTGAACCTGGACAAGGGTGTGGTGATCATCTCTACAGACTTAATTGTAATAATCAATCAGGTAAACAATACATTCACCTGTCTTTATCCCGAGATGGTACTAATGTACTCTGACATGCTAGAAGGGAGGAGTGCTACAGCAATGTTTACCCAGATGATCGAATTCCTGGAGCCCCTACATGATCGAATCCAGGACCTGTTGCAGCTAGTCGATTCGGTATTTGAGCAATTGGGGAACCCTGGGTATGAAATCGTTGCTCTCCTGGAATCAATGGCATATGCATCAGTGCAGCTACATGAGCCAACCTCAGAGTATGTCGGTCAGTTCTTCAAATTCAACCTAGGAGAACTGTATGATATCTTGGTCAACAAAATGGGATATGATACCACCTGCAAGCTAATCAGCATAATCTCTCGCATTTACTCGGGTCTGACAGAGGATCAGGGTGCTGAGATGCTATGCATGCTAAGACACTGGGGTCACCCGCTTCTCAGTGCTCGTCAAGCAGCAGGCAAGGTAAGGGAGTCTATGTGTACGCCAAAAGTATTAGACTCGACCACAATATTCCAGGTCCTCAGCTTCTTTAATTGTATGATTATTAATGGCTACAGGAAGGCAAACTCGGGCTTGTGGCCGAAGATATCCCCTGGAAGTATCATTAGTGACACTGTGCGTCAGCTCTATGTCGACTCTGCAGAGATACCCTATTCAATTATGTTATCGCACTACAAGGAGTTAGCCCAGATAGATTTCCTCCCCTCAATCACTCCCGACCCTGTCTCTGACCTGAGTATGTTCCTCAAGGATAAAGCAATTGCTAGACCAAAAGAACAGTGGCTATCGTCATTCAGGCAGAACCTGCTAGAGCAGGATCTGCTCCGGTCAAGGCATTGCATCCCGGGCTCAAACCGCCTGCTAGTTGAATTCTTGGAAAGTAGTGACTTTGATCCGTATGAGGAGATGCAATACCTGAATTCCCTGGAATACCTACGGGACGATCAGGTGTCAGTCTCTTACTCACTCAAAGAGAAAGAAGTCAAGGTCGACGGGAGAATATTTGCAAAACTCACAAAGAAATTGCGGAATTGCCAGGTAATGGCAGAAGGGATGCTGGCCGCAGAAGTGGCCCCGTTCTTCAAGGGGAACGGGGTGATCCAGGACCAGATATCCTTGACCAAGACCATGCTAACAATGTCTCAGCTTTCACTAAATTGCAACCGCGGGCTCCTTCACAGTAGCAGGGAACGGATCGGCCTCAATCGACGGAATCGCGCCACCACGGGGAAGAAAGCACGAGTTGCCACATTCCTAACCACAGACCTTCAGAAATACTGCACTAACTGGCGGTATCAGTCGATCAAATTGTTTGCCCGAACATTGAATCGCCTTTTCGGATTCAACCACTTCTTCGAATGGATCCATCTGCGGCTGATGAACTTGACCATGTATGTTGGGGACCCATTTAACCCTCCGACTGCCTGCAATGGGCCTGATCTCGACGATCAGCAGAATGAGGATATCTTTATCATCAGTGCCCGAGGGGGAATTGAAGGATTATGCCAAAAACTGTGGTCGATGATATCCATTGCTGCTATCAATCTCGCAGCCACAAAAGCGAACTGCAGAGTCGCATGCATGGTCCAGGGCGACAACCAAGTCATTGCAGTAACAAAGGAGGTCACAGATTCTACAACATGGGAACAGGCAGCGGATGAGCTTCACCAGATTAGTGACCTATTCTTTGATGAGCTCATCAAAGTCAATCACGGCCTCGGTCACAACCTGAAACTGAGGGAAACAATCAGGTCAGATACCCTGTTTGTCTACAGCAAGAGAATATTCAAGGACGGCCGGATCCTCAGCCAGATGCTGAAGAATGCTTCCAAGCTAGTACTCATATCAGGGGACTTATCTGAGAATATTCCCTCCTCCTGTGGTAATATCTCCTCTACTATCACAAGAATCTGCGAGAATGGTGCCCCGAAAGATTTTTGCTATCTGCTCAATTACATCATGTGTCTAACTGAGGTCCTCTTTGACTGCAACTTCTCAATAATAAGTAGGACTGAGCCCGAATCATACCGACAGTTAAATAACAACCTCTCCCTCCTATCCGCCTATGTCCTGACTCCTACCCAGGTAGGTGGACTCAATAATCTGCAGTACTCACGGCTGTACGCACGCAATATTGGTGACCCAGCCACCGCCGCCTTTGCTGACTTGCGGCGATTGATCACAGTAGGCCTGGTGCCCGAGAGAGTGCTGAACGCAATCATTAACAGGAAACCTGGGGATGGGACATGGCTGACCCTGTGCAGCGATCCTTATGCGCTCAATCTTCCCCTCAGTGGAGACCCAGGCATCATCCTCAAGAAACACACCCAGCGTGTGCTCTTCGAGACTTGTTCCAACCCCCTGCTTGCAGGAGTCTACAGTGACGACCATGATAGTGAGGAGATGAGACTGGCTAGGAGTCTCCTAGATCAGCCATTGGTGCATCCCAGGGTTGCCCATGCCATCCTAGAGTGTTCATCTATTGGCAGGAGGAAGCAAATACAGGGCCTAGTTGACACCACCACAACCATCATTAAGATTGCCATTGACAGGAAGCCGCTGTCATTGAGAAAACTCCAAAAAATAGTTAACTACTCAAGCTTGCATGTGCAATACTTCATTGATGAGTTGTGGAGCCAGGATCACCCCCGGAACCCCTTAGTCAATGTGGAAACCTGCTCACTTACCTTATCCGCATATTGCCGAACACAATCATGGAGGAACTTGCTGGGTGGGCGGCCGATACAGGGTGTGGGGTGCCCAGATGTCCTCGAGATGCTACATGGACATATCTTGTCCCTGGCAGGGGCATGCCAGGCCTGCAATAGTGGAGATACTCAGTTCACCTGGCTCCATCTACCGTCCGGGGTGGATCTGTCCAACAACAGTGAGAGCAACCCGGCATTGCGTATCCCCTATCTTGGATCCAAGACTCAAGAGAGAAGAACTGCCTCCTTAGCCAGAATTGCATCCATGTCCCCACACATCAAGGCTGCCTTGCGAGGGTCGTCTCTGGTTGTGTGGGCCTTTGGTGAAAGTGAACACAACTGGGAATACGCCCACCGAATTGCCCTCAGTAGGTGCGAGATTAGCATGGAGCATCTCAAATTGCTCACACCCATGCCGACATCAGGCAACCTACAGCACAGATTGGACGACGGCATCACACAGACTGTTTTCACCCCTGCCAGCTTGTACCGAGTGGCACCGTATGTCCACATATCGAATGACTCCCAGCGTTTATTTGAAGAAAATTCCGCTAAGGAAAGCAACATAGTATATCAACAGGTAATGCTCACAGGTCTAGGGTTTATAGAGAGCTTGTTCCCACTAGGCACTAACTCGACATCAGAAGAACTTACCCTACACCTCCACACGGGGTCTAGCTGCTGCATTCGCGAAGTGGACCTTGCCGAGCCTTTTGATCTGCAAGGGGGAGTGCCTGAGATCAGCGCAGTCAAACACAACAGGTTCATGTTTGACCCAGATCCCTTCGAACTTAAGGAGCGAACCACCCTTGATATCAAGGTGTTCAAATCGTATGAGATGAATCTGGAATCGTATAGTACCTTTGATCTTATGACTGTGCTTGCCAGCAGCACAGGGAAGATGATCGGGCAGAGTATAGTATCATATGATTCTGACACATCAATAAAGAATGATGCAATTATCCTCTATGATAATTCCCGAAATTGGATCAGTGAAGGGCAGAATTGCGATATTGTGCAGCTTCTGGAATATGCAGCCCTAGAGATCATGCTTGATTGCGCTTACCAGGCTTACTACCTAAGGATAGCAGGTGTTCAAGCACTTCTGATGTACATGAATGATCTCCTGTCAAACGTGCCAGGCTTGTTACTTGGCAATATAGCAGCAACTATCTCGCATCCCATTATCCTGGACAGACTGTACCTGGTAGGACTTGTTGACTACCGGCAAGTTCCTCAGCTTGCGAACTTGGACTTTATAGCCCTAGCTTCGGAGGTTCTCATTAAGTGTCTCAAACGAGTTCTGTTGAGTCTGTCTAGTGGGAAAGCATATGACCTACTGTTCCCGTCCACAATTGAAGATAACCTTGACGAAAGGATGTTCAACCTGCTAGCACGATACAACTGTCTATTGTGCCTGATTTTTTCTTCCCAGAAAGAGCTTCCAATCATTCGGGGGCTCAATGCCGAGGAGAAATGCAGGACAATCAATAACCACTTAAACTTGATGAAGACTGTGGAAAATCTGAGCCCAGCACAGCTTACTCTGATCAACGAGCCGCAAGTAGTCACATTCCCCACTAACCTGTATTACATGTCCAGGAAGAGCCTCAACATCATCAGAGATCGGCCTGACCGGCGGGCTATCCTCGACTGCATCTTCCCCACACCGGACCTCTCAGACCTCCAGCTATGCATCCCCACTTGGCCACAGAAGGACGACCCATTCCTGGACGGTGCCATGCTAATCCGAAGGGACCTAACCCCCAATGTGGAGATAAGGAAGCTAGAGTCCTTGGAATCCACTGGGGGTGGGGAATCTCAACAAGTGGTCTGCCTGAATGATAGTATGCTACGGTACCTATTCCGGGGTGTTGGGATATCCTCTACATCTTGGTACAAAGCATCAAGTCTCCTATCAGAGCCTGAGGTCCGGTTGACACGGGGGGGTAATGCACTCTATCTTGCAGAGGGGAGCGGGTCAGTAATGAGCCTGATCGAGCACTACCTTCCTCACAAGCGGATATTTTACAACTCGCTGTTCTCAAACACACAAAATCCTCCACAGCGCCACTTCGGCCCTACTCCAACCCAATTCCTGGAGTCAGTGCCTTTCAAGAACATCCAAGCGCAGATTGCATGCTCAGAGGGTTATGTCCAGGAATTTGAAGTGCTGTGGAGGGAATGTCAACCAGAGACTGACCTCACTCGGGATGCCTGTGTCAATTTCATCTGCCAGAGGGTTGCACCACTGAGTATCCAGTTCTTACACTGTGACCTTGAACTAGGGAATGATGTGTCATGGGAGGTCACACGGACAGCATTAGTCAACGTGTTCTCAATACTGAGCCAGTGTGTCTGTCCCAAGGGGGTCAGTGTGCTGAAGACAAGGTTCTCAAGGGTGCGTGAGTTTTCATTCCTGCACAGTCTCTTGTGGACAAGTAGCCACACAATTAGGATAATCTCTAATGGATATGCAGCCAGAGGGGATTTGGAATGTTACATAGTGGCTGTCAAGGGGGACCAGACTTACAACCCTCCTGTCCAGGATGTTGTGTGCAAAGTGTCCCAGCTGGACGCGAACAACCTCACCTTGTTGTCCCGACATGACGAGCGGGAGCTGATGAAGGACTTTATCACTCAGATTAGGGCTTGCAACCATATATACCAGTCTCCCATGTCACTGATCATCAAATGCCTTTTAAAGCAGTCAGATCAGGCACTCTTTGCAGTAGGTGGCCAACCTACTAGGCCCTTGACTGCTGACTTGCGGGCCGGTGGGTCGGCTGTCTCATTTCTCGCACTGGCCACTAGTCATCTTGAAACCACCCTCAAGTCAGTTGTCTACTTCCGTGATGAGCAGAATCTTGTTGACACAGTGTTCTTACTAACCCCCTACAACCTTAAGACCCAAGGCAAGATCAGAACTCTACTCCAGCAAGTCACCAGGCAGCTATTTGAGATCAAGCTCATCTCCATTTCTGCTGATCAGTTGCAGGATGTGCAGCAAGTGCTAAGCATAATCCTAAAGTCAACCATATGCATCAATGACCTTATCACTGTCAAAACATTTATCCATGAATCCAAGATCCGGAGGTACCTTGTACGAAGGCTGGGCAAGTCTGGAATATCAAACTGCTTCCATGACCAAAGCAAGATTGTCCTGACACGGGCCGAACAAAAATATTACCTCAAAATTTTAGGGAATGCCATCAAGGGCTATTATGCGTGAATGGCCAGTGCTATCCGCCTTCCTGTTCCCATCAGCCTTACACCATCCGCACCCCCCCACACTCATGATAGATGTTATTAAGAAAAACCAAGGTTGGCGCTGAGCATGCTTACGGAGAATGGAGGACATGCGTCCGAGAGTGCCTGCAGGCTTGCATGGGTGGAGAGTAGTTTGTTGTCATCGGCATCGTGATCTTGGCATTCTATCTGAATAGGCCACAGTAGAGGCATTGGTTCCAGTTAACTACTTCTCCC